GTTGTGAATGCGTTATCAACTGAGTTCCAGGTGGAAGTCATCCACCATCCGGAACAAAGAATGAAGGTTTGCATAATTTGGATGCCAAAAGTGGTGCGAATAATTCCGTCCATTGCCTTGACTTCGCCGTAAAGGCCAAGTTCAAAGAACTCAGGTTGGAAGGCTCGCTTCATGATGAGCAGATGAAGCTCTGCGAAAGACTCGCCTTTTGAGAAGTCCAACTTCGAAAAGTCGTCACAGTTCACAAAAGTGGAATTGAAACAAATGGCAGCGATTGTCTCAGCAATCTCACGAGGGGTTTTCCCAAAGGCGTACCAAGGTTGGTCTGCGAGAAGTTTCATCATTAGGAGGTAGATGATAGCAGTGACCATAAGATTGGAATTGGCCATCGTGGCGATGTTTCGTGTCCAAGTGATTTTCCCATATGTCTCCGTTTTCTGGAAACAATCCCAGAACATAAGAAGGATCTCCATGAGGGGATCAAAAATGTCCTGATTATAGTTGTGGGCCGCTTTCTCCATGCGCGCGCGTTTGGCGGCAGTGTTCATCTTGAGGAAGACCATTGCTTCGTCTGCGATGACATAGGAGTGCATTTTATCGTCTGGAATAAGAACACTAACAAACTCGAGCATAAAGCGTCGGAGGAGGGGAGTAGTTGTGGTCTTGTTTGAGAAATCCAGACATCGGCCTTTGACCATAGAGGCATCATTGGCCCGACTCTTGGTCGGGAGAAAAGCTCCATCCCAGAACGGCTGCATAAAAGATTTCATCCCCACGGGGCGTGGGTCTGAAGGAGGTACGTTTGATACAGCTTGGAAAGTACTGGGTTCAGGTGTTGGTGCATAGTCAACGATGTGTTCCTCACTGACATTTTCCGTTTCAAGAATGTAATCGCGAAGAACGTCGCCTGGGAAGGTGGTGGTCTTGAGCTGCGTTGCAATGGTTGCAGCTCCGACCTTGCCTTTGGTGGCGGTAATCAGTGCGCGGAATTTGTCATAACTGTCATAATTCAAACGACAGCCAGAGGGTCGGCCGAGGCGTCCGACGGCGTGGACAGTCCCCGATTCCCCAACGTCGTCAACGCCAAAGGTGTTCCAGGAAGCGAAGTTCGCGGAGACCTTGGGTTCGAGTCGGGTGAGAGGGGTGTGCTCGATCCAAAAATGGAGAGTAGAGGCGAGAAACCAATTTGAAATGACACGGGCTGGTGTGAAGAGGATCAGTTGGTGGTGGTCGTCGGTTTGAACTTTGTCAACCATGTAGACAATTGCAGACACTTGGATGAGGGAATCATATTCCCAAACCTTCCAGACAAGATAGTTGTCAGAAAAGTAGTTCCAAAGTTTGTGAACTGCAGTAAAACCACCCTGATATGACACATTGAACTCATTGTTTGAGTCAAAGTACCACATAGCCTCACTGGAGGAACCAGAGGGTGTAGAGGGCACATGGGTATAAACCAAGACTTGACGTGGCTTGTCAGCTAAGAACGCCGGCATGTCGATATAATAATCGACATCAACGACGCAGTCAACATGCTTGTCAGGATCTGACTCTATGAGAGAGTGGCAGGAACGGAGGTCCTTAGAGACATAGAAGGTGCGTGAGTGGTCGGAGCC